GACCAGTGATATCGCCCAAGTATATTATAGGGAGTTATTTACAATATGTCTAAGAGACTGAAATTAATTTATCTATGGATTGCACTTTTTTTAATATTGACTATTATGTACGACACAGGAAAAAACACTTCAGACTTTTCGTCTAGAGATCGTCTTGTGTCACAACAAAAGATTTGCCTTGACAAACCTGTATGCATGTAGTATACTATAGCTAAAGAATTAGGAGAAAAACAAATATGGCTGACAATGATTTTTTAAAGAACATCATTAAAGATGTGGGTAATGAATACGCATCTATGGTAAGTGATGGAGTGGAGGCTGGTGACGTTGATTCGTTTATCGACACAGGCAGTCATGTATTCAATGCGTTACTCAGTGGAAGTATCTATGGTGGTTTACCATCAAACAAGATTACCGCAATCGCAGGCGAATCTGCAACAGGCAAAACATTCTTTCTGATGGGTATTGTCAAGAACTTTCTTGATAAGAATCCAAACGCTGGTGTTTTATATTTTGAGAGTGAATCTGCAATTACTAAACAGATGGTTATCGACAGAGGGATTGACCCAGAGAGAATGGTTATATTACCTGTCACTACGGTGCAAGAATTTAGAACACAATCACTAAAGGTGTTAGATGGATATCTTGAACAACCAGAATCAAATCGACAACCTTTGTTTTTATGTTTGGATAGTCTTGGTATGTTGAGTACTACGAAAGAAGTTGAGGATACCGCAGACGGCAAAGAGACAAGAGACATGACAAGAGCTCAAGTTCTCAAAGCTGCATTTCGTGTATTGACTCTAAAACTTGGTCGTGCAAAAGTTCCTATGGTTGTGACCAATCACACTTATGATGTTGTGGGTTCTATGTTCCCTCAAAAAGAAATGGGTGGTGGTTCTGGACTCAAGTACGCAGCTAGTTCTATTATCTATTTAAGTAAAAAGAAAGAGAAAGATGGAACTGAAGTTATCGGTAACATTATTCACTGTAAGAATCACAAGTCTCGTTTAACTAAAGAAAACAAGATGGTTGATGTACGACTTACTTATGATAAGGGACTTGACAAATACTACGGACTGTTAGAGTTGGCTGAAAAGTATGATATCTTTAAAAAAGTATCTACACGATTCGAACTTCCAGACGGAAGTAAACAGTTTGGTAAAACTATTTTAAATGATCCACTAACATACTTTACTGAAGATGTTATGAAACAATTAGATGAGGCTGCAAATAAGGAGTTTAGATATGCTTCGGGTGATTGAGAATTGTTGTGATTTACAATATTTAGAAATGATGAAGGGTGTTGCAGAAACAAGTGATACTTGGAATTTAAAACATCCTCTTGGGTTTCCATTTGAGGATAAACATTTAAAGTTAGACATTATAGAAAATGATCCTGTGCATGATTTACTTGCAGGCATGGCAATGGGTCTACTCATTCAGATTTACAATAGTAAAACTGAGGGCGGTCAATTTGCATCAGATTTCTTTTTACCAGAAGTGTCGTATTGTGCAATATCTGTAAAGGACAAACACAGACAAGATAATCCACACACAGACCATGAAAAGGATTTGGATTATATAAAAATAATGGGATTGCTTAATTCAAACTGGCAACCCAAAGACGGTGGTGAGTTTATTCATGGAGAAGAAACTATACACATGAAACCTACAAGCTTTGTAATATTTGATCCACGAATTACGCATTGTGCATCCCCAATCAAATCTCATGAAAAAAGATTTGGAATTGATTTTACAGTAAGAGGAAAAAGAAAATGAGTGAGTTAGAAAGATATAAAAAAGCATATCAAATGTTTATGGATTATTATGATGAACTTTCAAATGAAAGCAAAAAAGAGTTGGATGTAAAACTAAAAAAGGTTGACTTATAAAATGAACATGATTAATATTGGTGACAAGGTTTCGTACTCAAACATATACAACGAGAAACAAGTTGGCGAAATCATGGAAGTCTGTTCTGACATGGACTCGTATGAAGAAATGCGATTGAAAGATGGTGTTCCACTTTACTACTCTAAGAAGCTTAGTAAGTTTGTTCCTGTTAAACCAAAAAATATAAACACAGTTTACCTAACACTTAAAACTTCTCAAGATAAAACTGACTATATATTATTTAATGATAATTTTATGAGTGAGTAAATGAATTTTATTGAGATAGTTGATGACACACCACCCCTATGGGCTAAACGCAGAGCATATGGTGAACTGAATACATGTAAAGATGTTATAGAATATTTTGAAAATGTTCCAAATAAAAGTAAAGGTGGACTTCCTTTCTTTAATAAGAGTCGTAAAAAAGTTTGTGTTACAAAGTCTTTTAACTTTAGTGATAACAATCCCATCAACGCAAGCATCTATACCTTTGTAAATAATTCATTAGCAAACTACTGTAAAAAGTATGACTACCTTAACAAACTAAACAAAAGTTCGTATTGGAGATTGTGTCCTGTATATAATCTTCAAAAATATGAACAGGGTGAAGGTTTCTTTTCTTTACACAACGAACAGTCTGGCTCCTATCCATATAGATTACTTGCATGGATGGTTTATCTTAATGACGCAAAGTCAGGCACAGAGTTTCCCTATCAAGAAATGACTGTAACACCCAAAGAAGGAAGAACAGTTATTTGGCCCGCAGGCTGGACACACCCACATAAAGGTGTAACCCCAAACGAAGGCGTTAAGTATATTGCGACAGGTTGGTTTTATACATTACCATCTGGAGAGCCTAAGTTTGATGGAAGGCATCCAGACGAACAAAGCATACAAGAGATATTAGTATGAGTGCATTGTCTAAGTTAGTTGGCAAACCTGAGCCATGGAGATGGTTTACTGAAAAATATCCTGTTAAGGTAAAACAAGTAAACCCACCTGCAAGTTTTACCAAAACAATTAAAGAAAATATTCTTGAATCGGGCGATGCACTACAAGAACGCACAGCTGCTAAATGTTTGATGACTAAGTGGAACATGCACGATGACTATCTAACTTTTCGTATGGTAGGAGAAGAAGCAATTGAAGTCGCAAATCTATGTCCACTTGCAAAACGAACTAAACCAGATGGAAGTCCAGATGACATTCCTCTTTACATAAAAGAAAGCTGGGGATTAGTATACGGCAAAGGACACACTTGTGAAGAACACAATCATTGGCCCTCTCTCTGGTCTTACACATATTGTGTAGAAGCATGTAAGGAGTGTGCGCCGTTAATATTTAATGACAGTAATGATCGTGATAATGAGGGTACTCCATTTCACATATTTCCAGAGACAGGACAACTAATTGTTTTCCCAGCATGGATAAATCATATGGTGTCAAAACAAGAATGTGAACATCAAAGAGTTATGGTTGCGGGCAACTTAAATGTTAAGTAGTTTTGTCAGAGGATTTGAAAATGCACTGACAGACAAAGAATGTGATGACCTTATAGAATGGTTTGAGCGTGATGACCATATTGGCAAGACTACGATTGCTAACCGCATAACTCGCAAAGACAAACAAATGTGGATGGATGAAAAAGATTCTTTTTATCCAACTATCCAAAAAGTAAAAATGGATATGTTGCGAGAATATCTTTTAGAGTTTCCTATTGTATATCGTGGAGCGCGAAGTCTTATATCACCAGAAACTAAAGTACAAAGAACGATGCCTATGGGTGGTGGGTTTCATAATTTTCACGCAGAAAATTCTCACTGTGCAGATGCAAACAGAGCTCTTGTGTGGACAATCTATTTAAATGACTTACCAGATGGTGAAGGTGAGACAGAGTTTTTATATGAGAAAATAAGAATACAACCAAAAAAAGGAGTGGGTGTTATATTCCCTTCTGCATGGATGTATCAACATAGAGGCAACCCTGTACATACCCACGACAAGTATATCACAACAGGCTGGTATTGGTATCCTCAAGAAAGACCTATAAAATGAGTTTACTAAAATCACTTGCAAATAGTTTAGAAGAAGAAAAGGAAGTAGAAGAACGCAAAGAACGTCAACTTGCTACTAATCCAGCTTCGGTTTCATTTACTTCTAATCTTCCTATTATCAAATCTGTTGTTCCCGAATCAAGTGCAACAAAAGAATTAATAAATCTTTGTTATGATTTTGAGGATATACAAAAAAGAAAAACTAACGTACAAGCATCTATGAGTTCGTGGTTTATGCACGAACACAATTCAGAGTTTATGAAGTTGTGTGATTACGCAGTACATCTTGGAACAGAGAACTCTCCCAATAAAGTATTCCTTATGCCGTATGATTGTTGGACTGCAAGTTATACAAAAGGTGATTGGACAAAACCTCATGACCATTGGCCATCTATTTGGAGTTGGGTATACAATGTTGATTGTTGTGATTCGTGTGCGCCGTTAGTGTTTCCAGATGCTATGCAAGCTGTTGTTCCTAAGAAAAATACAATGGTGATGTTTCCTGGCTGGGTAAAACATTCTGTACCTAAACATCAATGCGACCATGAAAGAATTATCATTGCTGGCAATTTAGGACTCAATCCTTATTGGATGACTAGTCGTTTGAAAGCTGGTCGTGAAGAAGTTGCAAAGAAATATGAACTGATTGGCAAAGTTGGCTATTCAGAAATGATAAAACAACAAACTGAAGGCCCAGTATAACCTTTTCACACAATCCTTATAAATAGTAAAAACTGTTAGTAAAGGATTATTATGGCGGAACAAGGTTATTTCATGGGCCAAGATGGGTTTGTCTGGTTCGTAGGTGTTGTAGAAGATAGAAACGATCCAGACCAACTTGGTAGGGCTAGAGTTCGGTGTTTAGGGTTTCATTCAGATAGTATAGTTGAAGTGCCAACGACAGACTTGCCGTGGGCTCACGTTATGCATCCTGTTACAGATGCGGCTATGCATGGTCTTGGCAACTCCCCATCTTTTCTCGTTGAAGGTAGTTGGGTGGTTGGTTTCTTTAGAGATGCTGGAGAAAAACAACAACCAGTAATCATGGGTACTTTGCCTGGCACACCTCAAGCAGCTGCTGACCCTCAAGTTGGATTTAACGATCCTCGTTCTCCAGAAAGTCCACAAGAAGAATATCTTGGTCATCCGATCTATGGTTCTTATCCTGTTGATGGAGATTTTTATACTACTAAATCTGGTCACGAAGTTGGAGAACCTGATACTAGCAGACTAGGTAGAGGCAGAGCATCAGAGTCACACAACTCCCTTTTAGCACGAAGACGTAATCGTTTGCGTGGCGACCCAACAATTGTTGACCCTACAGTTGGAGTTGACGATGACAGTGAAGAAACAGATCAAAAAGGAACAGGTGTTCCTACTGCAACACAACCATATCTTTTAGCTACATCTGATTTTGCAGTTCAAGAAGAACGCGGTTTCTGGGAAGAACCACAACCCAAGTCAATTCAAAAAGATGAGAACCCATACATCTCCGCAGCCTATCCATTCAATCATGTTTTCGAAAGTGAAGCTGGACACATAAAAGAGATAGATGATTCGCCAGGCGCTGAACGATTATATACACAACACAGTGCAGGCACGTTTGAAGAAATACATCCAGACGGTTCAAAGGTTGTAAAGATTATTGGCGACAACTACGAAATTGTTGTTGGAAAGTCTCAGATACTTATACAAGGCGATGTTAATATTACAACACTTGGAACAGTGCGAGAACTTATAAAGGGTGACTACCACCTTGAGGTAGAAGGTAATTACACACAGAAGATACACAAGAACCACAGAGTTAAAGTTGGAGCTGGAACAGGTGGTGGTAATCGTGAAGAAGAAATTAACGGCAACCATTCTTTTCAAGTAATGCAAAACGTCAAAGGCAGAGTCAAAGAAGATGTGGATATTGTCATTGATAAAAATGAAACTAGAGTTGTGAACGGAACAAGTACTCTTAACATTGTCGATGACTACGCAATAACATCTCTTAAAAGTATAGACTTAATAGCATCAGACCATTTATCAACAACTACTATTTCTGGAATTATGTCTTATAAGTCTGGTGGAAAATTAAATATGAAGTCAGCAAACGATATGACAATTAAAGCGGAAACAACATTTACAGGTACATCCACTGGTGTTGGAACACTTACGTTTTCTGGAACAGGTAGTGAGGTTACTGCTAAAAATAGTGGTGGAACAAATATTGCTCTTACAACACATGTTCATTCTCAATCTGATACTGGTGCAGATGCTACTGCACAAGGCAACACACTGGCGCCAGTGGCATAGGAGATATGTATGGCAGATTTTAAAACACCAAACTTAGCAGGTGCAAGTCCAGAATTTAATGAAGTTCTTAGTAAGTTTGATTCTATAAAAGGTGAAGTTACTGCTGGGCTTGAAGTGGATGCATCTACTCTTGCGAACACACTAAACTCTTCTGTTGTAGAAGATTTAAAGGGGAAACTTGGAGATTTAGTTCCTGAGATTCCAGAGTTGCCAAATGTAAATTTGCAATCAGAGATGTCTTCACTTGTTAATATTGATCAAACCACTGTTGCAGGTCAATTAGAGTTCGCAACTAAAAAAGCAGAACTAAAAACAAAATTTGGAGATGGACTTACTGCTGGTGGATTTGACTTAGATACTTTGACTACAAATGCAACTGCAGCTGAGGCTGCAGCTTCAACCGCAGCTTCAAATCTTACCTCTGCAACTTCAGCATTAGCTAGTGCAAAAGAAACTGCAACCTCTTCTTTGGATACTGCGTTTGACGCTTCTTTAAAATATGACAGAAGCAATGTTCCAAACCCAACAAAAATAATTAATGATTTATCTGCATCAACTACTTCAGCTGTATCTGCACTTTCATCTCAAGCATCAGCAACTACTGCTCTTGCAGATGCAAAAGGTGTTGCAACAAGAATTCAAGATGTTGTTCCAAACTTTGAGTTGCCTGCAGCTGGTGGAGTTGCATTTGAAAAAGCATCTGCGGTTCTACAACCAACTGTAGATACTGTAAAAGAAGAGGTGTCTACAGTATTAAGTAATCCAAAACTTGAAGAAGATATTAAAGCAAAAGCTGATGAGTTAAAAGAGTTTGAAAGAGATACACCTAAAGTTCTTCCAACAGAAAATAAAGGAGCGTTTGCAGTTGCGACAAAAGCTAAAGAAGTTACTATCACACATACTCCAGATGAAAATGCTGATAATAATTCTATAGAAACTACAGAAGTTAGAGAAGATGGTGCAACCATTACTACTACTGTTACTACTGCTTCAGATGGTAGTCAAACAATTACTACAACAGGCGGCGGAGAAACAGTCATAAGATATAATGTAGCTCCACATGGATTTTCTAGAAGACCTACTCACAAAAAAGAAAGAGTAACTCAATCTGCAACAAAAGATAGTCCAAGTACAATAAAAACAGAAACTAGATCGTGGACAGATGCTGATGGTAATAGTGGAACAGTTGAAATTGATATTATTACATTATCTGATAAACCTGTTAAACTTATAGGAGTTAGAGGAAGACCATCAGGAAAAAGTAGAACAAGAAATATACGAGCTGCAGGAAATATTGCTAAATCATTAGATGTATTTTCGGTAGATAAAAACGGTAGAATTTTAATAGGTTGGGCAGACTCAAACGGAA